CTATTCCCGCAAGAGAACGGCAAAATGATGGTTCGGGTGATCGAGCCCGAACAAGTATTCATGCCACCTGGTGGGTCGTTGTTCGACTATTCCTATGGCATTCGCACCGATGTTGACGATGTTTGCAATGTGATCGGCTACGCGGTTTCTTACATTGCGCCGGGCGGAGAGGGCGAGAAAGAACCAAATCCAATGGCCACGGAGGAAGTGCCGGCGGAGCGTATCGTTCATGTGAAGGTCAACACGAAGAGGAACATTAAACGGGGCTTGTCCGACTTCAGCTATGACACGCTCGAAGCCTTCCAGACGGCAGCCAAACTGCGCACAAATCTAGGCGAAGGTTCAGCAGTTCAAGCCGCCATTGCCGGCGTCCGCCAGCATGATGCGGCGTCATTTTCGCAAGTGGATTCCTTCGTCGGGAGTCAGACCGACTATGCGCAGTATTCGCCGGTGACGCAACGGGCAACAGATTTCCAGCAAATCAAATCAGGCACATTTGTCGATATTCCCAAGGGCATGAATTTTGTCCCGCCACCGGGTGCCGCGGCTAATGCAATTAGCGGGCATCTTGAAGTATTTCAGGCTTTGTTGCGTTCGGCCGGCAACCGTCACAATGCGCCGGAATGGCTGGTTTCGGCTGACGCATCAAACAACAACTACGCCAGCAGTATGACGGCAGAAAGTCCGTTTTTACGCCACTGCAAACGATTGCAGGAATTCTATAAGCGGCCATTTTTGCGCGTAATTAAAGCGGCAATCGAGAACGCCATTGATGCCGGCAAACTGCCCACCAACATCATGGAATTTATCGACATTACGGCCACTCCGCCTGAACTGGAGGTACAGGACAAGAATAATCAAGCGATGGCAAATCAAATTTACGCCGGAATGGGTGTGAAATCTCGCCAGACCATTGCCCACGAGTTGGGACTTGATTGGGATACGGAACTGACCAATCAACAGGAATACGCTGAGCAGATGGGCGCGGCGTCTCCATTGCCGATGCCTGGCAGTGGCCCTATGGGACCGGATGGCCTTGATGGCGGGCCCGATGATGGTGGACCGGATCAAAGGCCGGATGGCGGACCGGATCAAAATGCGCCAAGATTGCGTGAAGAATTCGTCGAATCGATTGATGATGACGATGAAGAAGCCATGCAGGTTTCGGGCGAGTCTGTCGGCGAAGCCGAACGCTATGCACATATCAATTTTAGCCCACCGAAGGCTGCCCGAGATGCAGCGGCGCGTGCATTAGCGGCGCGCAAACGCAAGCCGGCATCGGAACGCGGCATGACGGCAACGGGCATCGCTCGCGCTCGTGATCTCGTTGCTGGCAAGAAACTTTCTCCTGATACCATCCGCCGGATGATTTCGTTTTTTGCTCGCCATGAGGTCGATAAAAAGGGCGAATCATGGGACAGCCAAGGTAGGGGCTGGCAAGCCTGGAATGGATGGGGCGGTGATGCGGGATACGCGTTTGCTCGCAAGGTTGTGCGCCAGATGGATGCGGCCGACGCAAAGGAGGCGGCCAATCCCGCCATATCGGCCAAGATTTCAAAATTAAGGGCGGAAGGCTATCCGCAGAAGCAAGCTGTCGCCATTGCTCTTTCCATGTCGCGTCGTGGTGAACTGAAAGAGGATCAAACCGAAGCTAATCCAAATGAATCCAATTAACTCCGTTCTGGCGGCCCGCACCGGAATCTACACTGTCGATACCCTTCAGCGGATCGACGGTTACGCCGATTCAATTGATCGCAGAACGGAAAAGGTCTGGCGTGAGATATTGCACCTACTTTCCGCCGATCCCATTCCGACATCGTTTCAATTTCAGTTGGCAAATCTACTCGGGCAAATACAGGCGATTTGTTTTGATGGCGTCCGTGATTCATTGCGCGACACGGTGCGCCGGGCTCGATTGCGGGCGGCACAATCACTCACCAGCGCGTTGCCGATTGAATACTTAACGCTTGCGTTACAGGGCCGGAAAATTGACGCAAATCAACGGCAACGGGTGACGGAAGGGCGCAGGGCAACGCGAGCGGAAAGAGCACGAATTGAGGCGCAATTGCTGCCGGTTGAATCGCAGGAGGAGATAGACCGGATTGTCTACGCTCCATCCGGTCAAACGACATGGCAGCAACGAATGCAGGCACAAACCGGGCTGGCGTCTCTGGCGTCCGTTGCCGCGGTGATTGCAACATCCAGAGCGCAGGGTGAAACCGCTGGACAGATGGCGCAACGATTGCTTCCAATCGTGCAGGGAAATCGTGTATCTGCCCGTCGCATTGCCCGCACAGAATCGGCGCGATGTTCCACCGAATCATCCATGCAGACCTATGAAAATATGGGTGATCTAGTTATCGGCTATCAAATTAACGCAACCATGGATTGGCGGGTCCGTCCGCATCATGCGGCGCGAAATGGCACCATCTACTACCGCACTCCTAGGCCGGGCCAAGAATCAATGCTCCACATGCCTCGCCCGCCAATTGAGGAAGACGGCACGGTAGCGTATAATTGCCGATGTTACCTATCGCCAGTATTAACGCCGGCCGACCATATCGAGAACAATCCTGATCTCAAGGCATTGTTCACGGACCAACGAAACGACATCATCCCGGACCCGCAGACCTACGAACAATGGTTTGCCCAGGCATCTGACAGGGAACGCCGTTGGGCGGTAGGAACAAGACGATTGAGAGCGGCTGAGCGCAAGCTTGAGCCGGGCGAACCGTTGACATGGGCTTCAATGATAAACCCGAAAACCGGACAATTATTGCCTACAGAAACGATTCAACGAGAGACGCCAAGGCGGCGGGAAACAAGAATCGCAGTCGTGGCCGATATCATTGCTGAACGGTCGGAACTCCACCGGCAGATAACAAAATTTGGCTATCTGGCACCGGAACCAAAACAACCGACAACCCTTAAGCCCGTGCCGTCTTCTCCTCCCGGTATGCCGCCGGCATCGGTGCAGCCAATAACGAAATTGAATGTTCCTGTCACGGTTCCGCAGCCGCCAAAACGCAAGCCAGCCCCGCAAACTCCGCCGTTAATCGTTCCAGCATCGATTGAGAAACCCAAGGAACGCAGAATGGAAGAGCCAAAGAAACCAAAGAAGCCAGGAAAAATTCAAAAAAAACTGAAACCTATCAAACGGCCTGCGAAAAAGGGTAAGACGGCACGAGAAATCAAAAATGCGAAGCGCAAACGCAAATAGGTGATTTGACAAGGTTGAATTAGGCTGGGTATTATGAAATCATGGCTAAACGACTCATTTCTGTTATCGAGGATGCCAGGTCAGCCAATCTCAAGGTTGACCGGAAAAACGGCATTATCCGTGGTGTAAAAATCCTTGGCCTCGTCTCTGAAAACGGCAGACGATACACGCCAAATGCAGTCAGAGACGCAATCGGCATGTATGAAGGAATCAGGGTCAATATCGATCATCCAGAAAAGCCCGACGATATCCGCAGCGCGGAAGCCCGGTTCGGCAAGTTGATCAATGTCCATTTTGTCGAGGGCGAAGGGCTTTATGGTGACCTGGAATTTTTGAAATCTCATCCGATGGCTGAACGCATTTGCGAAGCCGCTGAACGGATGCCTGACGCGTTTGGGCTAAGCCATAATGCCCAAGGCGAAGGCGACGAAAATAAAGATGGAATATTCGTCGTTTCTAAAATCGTAGAGGTTCGTCATGTCGATGTTGTAGCTGATCCGGCTACGACGAAATCGCTTTCGGAGGCCAAGAAAATGCCCTACAAGATGCGTGAAGAGGAAGAAGAAATTAAGCGCACCATGGAAGCTGACAACGCCGAATTCGGCGCAAAGGCGGCTGAAATCTTGAACGGCGAGGGTGATACCGCAGCCAAGGTGCAAGAGCTTGTGAAGCTCGTTCACGACATGTACGGCGAAAAGGAAATGGACTATCAGGACGAGACCGAGGCGGAAGACCCTTCAGAGGAAGTTGAAAAGCAAGAGAAAATGAAAGAAGAGGAAGAAGAGCGTCTTCTTAAAAATGAGCCCGAAGCCATCGACGGCGAAAAAGACGGCATTCATATTGATGTTGATTCCCACAAGGGCGAGGAAGAAGAGGACGCCGAGGATACTGAAGAAACCGATGGCATGTACATGACCAAGGCCAAGGAAGAAGAAGAGAAAAAGAAGAAGCCGATGGAATCCAAGCGGTCATATATCCGTCGTGCAGCTAAGGCCTCTGGCGTTGAATTGAGCGAGTCGGCAATCAAGGATTTGTCACTGTTGCCAAAGGACGCGGCGGTTCGCCAAATTCGTCGGATCGCTCTGGCGCAAAAGGCTTCTCGTCCTCGCTCCGCTGGGTTCGTTCCCGCAAATCTGGCCGAAAGCAAACTGCCTACCGGCGAAAAACTGTTCCGCTGGCTCCAAAGCTAACACAATCCACAGGAGGTCTTTAAAATGGGCGCGACTTTTGGCGGATATCGTTTCGTTCTTCCACCTGGCGTCAACACCACGACGCTTCCGGTGCCTGCCAGCACTCAGATTTCAATTGGTGACCTCCTGTATTGGACTGGCACCTATGCGCAACCGCTGAGCCTTTACACCGGCAACGGCAACGCCGTCGTAGACCAAGCCAGCATTGCCGCGGCTTTCGTTGGCGTAGCGCAACAGGGCAGGATTGCGGCGCAGACCACTGCCGGTGGTTATCCTGATTTTCCGATCAACGGTATCGTGATCGGCACCGATGTGGTGTACGAGGCGACCTGTGCTAGCGCCACTTTTGAATGCGGCGATTTGGTCGGCGTCGTGTCATCCGGTTCCGGTGCGGTTGGCGATGTTTCGGATCAGTCTGTGGTGGCCGTCAGCAATTCAAACTTGGCCATCGGCTATGTGATCCAAAAGTACACCAGCGCAACGACTTCGGTTCGCGTGCGATTGCTGGGCAAGAACCAGACCTCGTTCGCTAACCCCAATCTCCGATCCTTGGGTGATTCCCAAGCCGTTGGTCCTGGCACTCTGGCGGCCGCCGCCACTACCACGCTGACCGCGGCCAGCGCTGCGATTCAGGTGGGCGTTCCGACCGCAGCACAGGATGTTGTTCTGCCTGCCGTTGGCGTGTCCAAGGGTTTGACCTTCTGGATCGTCAACAATTCAGCCGGCGCAAACACTTATACCGTTAAGAATGCCGGCGGTTCGACCATCGTATCCGTCGCTCAAAACAAGCGTGCCGTCGTGTTCTGCGACGGCGCAGCATGGTATGGGATTTTGACCGCCTAAGTAAATTAGACCAATCAAGGAGGTTTTTTCATGGCGCTGAACATCATCAAGATGCGTGAT